TCACATGGCCGTGATAGAGGGGGATGGAGCGTGCGGCGTGGGAGCCGTGACGGGCACGCGACCATCGGACCCGTACCCGTTGTTCATCACAATGGGCCGATCCGGCGAACCGGCCTGACGCAACGGCGCATCACAGGTGATGGCCTTGGCTGTCTTACCCCACCGTAGGTAGCCCGCGCAGTCGGTCATTGCCTCCCAGCGATACCCGACGGCCACCAGGTCATCACTCGTCACCGCCGTCACCACGGCACCCGAGATCGCCACGGCGAACGTGTACATCGTGCGCCCATTCAATCGCATCATGCCGGTCAAATGCAGCGTTTTCCCGCCATAGGGCTCGGGATCGGACGATTCCGCCGCCTGCGCAGGCGCTGAGGCCTCGTGGGCGGGCTTTTCAGGCTCGACCGATGGGGTGGTGGCTTGACGGTCCGTGATGCGCTTGATGGCCTCGTAGTCGGTCTTGCCGTCTGGTTTGATAACTGCGGACTTGAAGCCGGGGGAATTGTCCTTGGGCGGCGCGTCGCGCGTGCCGACCCACACAGCGACAGCCACGCAACATGCTGCGCCTGCCCACACAGCGCGGGTGATGCGCTTGAATTTCACCGACAGCGGCGCAACGTCTGTCGCGCCCGACTCGAGCACCGAATTGCCCTGCGTGTGACTCTTGTACAGGTTGAAAAAATGCGGCTCGTACTTGCGCAACGTCTCCTGAATCACAGCGCCACGATAGCCCGCATGCACCTTACGGATGTACTCGTCTGGCTTCCCCAGCACGTCCGCTTTGCGCACCTTGATCACCATGGCCATCAGCTCAGCAATGTCCTGGCACATCTGCCGGAATTTCTGCGTAATCAGCAACACGTCAATGTTGAAGTGCCGGTGCAGCTTGTACCACTCGATGACCGCCTTTTCGGTGCCGAGCCTCGGCATGGCAACGTGGCACTCATCGATCATGAACTTCGGACCGCGCCCGGTCTTCGGATGCTTCCAGTCAGACCAGTAGCACCAGACCGTTCCGAACACCCGAGAACCTTCAGGCGCGGGGTCACTGTGGCCGTCTGCGAACAACTCGAAGGCTTGGCCTTGGCCCGTGAGCGGGTCAACTCGGTTCGCGTCCCACGTGCCGCGCACGCGCCCCGGCACGTATCGAATCTCGATCAACTGCCGATAGCTCGGGTCGATGGCCGCGTACATGTCCACGTCAAGCGGCAAATTCGTGATGACCTTGCAGCCATCCTTCAACGCTTCAAGCACCTGAAAAACGCACGCCTCATAGCTCTTGCCCGAGCCAGGAATGCCCTCTAGACCGTTGATCATGATCCCAACCTCGTGAATGGAATGAGCTGCAAGACGACGCGGATACCGATGGCCGCGGCGATGATGGCGCAGCAGGTGCCGACGCCGAGAAGGCCCAGGATGTTGACGATCTCGCCAGGGAGATCACCGGCCATGTTGACGTAGGGCTGTATGCCCGAAAGATCGATCGCACTGATCGCCTTCACCGCGATCTTCATTACCTGTTCGAAGGGCCAGCACGCGGCATCGCGCACCAGGTCCCACACAGCCACCCAGCACTTCACGAACAGTTGACCGACCCACACCAGGACTGCCGTGATCTTGGCAAAGAGCATCGTGAAAGCTGCTGCCATGTCAGCCCCCGAAGATCAATGCACGGGCGAGCAAGAGCGCGCTCAGAATCAAGATTGCCTTTGCCACGCCCCAAATCCAGCACGGCGGCGCAACGTCATGCACACCGTATGCGGCCCAGGTGGCAAGGTTCATGTTCAAAGGCCAGGAAGGGCACGTGCCGCCATCACCTACCTGCGGCATCAGCTGCGAGGCCAGCTGCACAAGCGATGTGTTCTTGAGCTGGTCCTTGTACTCGTCGTAGATACCTTCCATGCCGTTCGGATACTTGCGCACATAGAGATCCGGCACCGGGGGTAACGCCGTGTCCGTTGGCGCTTCCTCGGTGGGCTGCGGCGCGGAGGTTGTCGTGCTCGTGCTGACCACGTCCCCCGCCTGATTTCTCGTAACGTTGGTGGTGGTCTGATTGACCGTCACGGTGTCGCCCGCGTAGTTGTAGTTAATGACCGTGGTACTCGTGGTCGTGTGCGTCTCGGGACCGTTCGATGTCTGCTGCGTTGTCTGAGTGGTCGTCGTACTCGCTGATGACTGCGCCGGTCCGGTTACAGACAAGGGCTGATCAATCTCGATCTGCCCTCCCTTGTTCCAATAGTCCCGCAATGCATCCCACACCGCATCCTTGTTCGCATCGCTCTTGATCGCGTCTTCAAATTTCTGTTGCGCCTGATCCGTAGTGATTGGTCGCCATGTCGTATCCGAAACCTGCGGCTCATCATGGCAAGAGCCATCAGACCAAACATATTTCCCTGCGGGACAACTGCTTGCGCGCGGCCGTATTTCTCTACTCGACGTAGCCAAATACGAACCGCTAGAAGCATCATTGATTCTGTAATTGCAGACGTCCCCAACAACAGAATAATTAACCCCAATTCCCGCAGCCTGCGAGCCATTGAAGTACGCCATATCAGCAGCACACGCCGCCTCCTTAGTCGGATGCCACTGAATTAGTGGTGCCCAATCCACCTTGTATTCCACACCGCTTGATTGAGGCGAAGGTTGGCCAACAACGCACTCCTCCCATGCACCACTCGGAATAGGCTGCATCGAGCCACCAGCAAGCCGAACGCAAGCGGCCTCGGTCAATCGCTTGAACGCCTCACCCGCAACGTAGCCACCTATCCCACCGCGCAATGCTTTGCCGATGTTGGCAGGCGTGATGACACCCTTCACGGTGCCCTTGTCAGGCGGTAGGTCAGAAAGCTTGAATGGCATTTCAAGCAAGGCCTCGAAATCGGACTTGCCGCCACTGAGATTCGCAGGCCTGCCGATCAGACTATCGAAATCGCTCCCCGTAGGCTTGATCGTGCCTCGGGCGGTGTTGGCACCAGAGCGGCTGAGGCCAACGCCACCAGCACCCTTTGAAACGAACGATGCATGAACGTCCTGCACGCTAAACCACGCCAGGACAGCACCGAGAAAAAGAGCATGCAGCCAGCTCATGGCGCTGCCTTAAAGCCTGCCACGAAGGCGAGCGCACCCATGGCTCCGATCAGGAGGATGATGGCCCAAAAGAGAGCCAGGAGTGCGCCAGCCAACATCGCTTAGACGCGGTTGATGACGCGCTTTGCGATGACCGGGCCTTTCATGGTCATCGCAATGGCCACGATGATCACGCACAGCGCCAGGACAGCGGCGGCGACACCGGCGAGGCTCACGCCGCCGAGCAGTTCGAGGATGGGATTGCCGGCTTCCTGCGCGAATGCGCCGACCGATGCCGTACCAGCAGCAGCCAGCACCAGAGCCTTCGAACCGTACTTGCGAGCCAGAGTGAATGCGTTCTTCATGATGAATTTCCTTGAGTTGAGTTGAAAAAATCGGCACCGCGAGAGCGACACCCGAAAGACCTGCACGCAGGGCTATCGGCTGATCAGACCCTTCGAATCAATCCAGTAGCGATGGCAGTTCCAAAGCCAAGAAGCCAGAAGCCGAAGACAGCAGCAAAGCCCCACCCGAAGACGTACAGCAGCACCTCGGGCGTAATGCCCATAGCGGTGAAGTCCACGGTTTCAAGGAAGGGCATGGACACCACATCCCCCGGAGGACATGGGCTCACATCGGAGGTGCAAACGAGGTAGCGCATCAGGCAGACGGATAGACGTCTTCGACGGACTGGGGTCCACCACATTGCGGGCACACGATCCCATCGTTGTAGGGATGCTCTTCCCACTCGGTATAAGGCACATCGGCGTCGCAATGAATGCAGACGCCCGTAGGATCAAAATCTTCTTCTTCGCCCATGGTTTAGCCCTCCTCACCGTCTTCTTCAAAACCATCGGCGAGGTCAGCGAACTCACATTGCTCGCAAACCAAAACGCCGACCGCGTCGTAATAGAGATCGTCGGGAGGTCCAACATCGGACGATCCACACTCGGGACACTTCATAGGGTTATCTCCTGAACAGGTTGAAAAGAAGGCCCACCAGCCGCGATGCAAGCGAGCCGAGAACACGGCGAAAGAAGTACCGAAACATGGCCGCTCAATGCAGCGTCACAGGCTGCGGAAGCCAGGAGAACGGGCCGGATGCGTCGATCTGTCGAGGCGTGGTCCGCACCCGGATAAAGCTCTGAAAACCGCCGCCTGTTGGTGCGAATTCAGCTTGGAGAAGCTCGCCGGTCGCGTCATTGCGATAGCCGCCTCCCGGCGCAGGTCGGAAGCGGTCGGTGATCGAAGCATTGCCCTGCACATACGCAGGCCACAGAGCCCACCGACGAATAGCAGCGCCAACAGAGCAAAGCCCTCCGACGCCGTGAATGCGTGCACCACGGGGAAACCCTCCGACGTTTTTGCTGTCCGCCTTCTTGGCGTAGCTCATGAGATAGGCAACCGGACGGCGGCCCTTCTCGGTGTTGGTCTGACCGTGCGGCCACCAGGGCGCCTGCTTGACGCCGTTGACGGTCCGCGTCTTGTCCGCATAGGGCATGCTCACGCCCTCGGGAAGGAAGAAGATCGCGTGGTAGTGGATGACCCCTCGGCCCTGCCCGTCCTCGCGGCGCTTGCCGTCCTGCAGCTCACCCACCCACACGTACTTGAGGCGTTGACCGGGGCAGCGGCCCTTGAACCACTCGCGCACCTTGCGCAGGTAGTCGGAGATATGCCGGGGACGCCAGTCGGCATTGGTGCCGCGATACGTGAGCGTCACCATGACATTGTTTTCGCCGACGCCATCACCGAGGTTCAGCAGGCACTTCGCGCCGACGCCCACGGCTTTGCGCAGCCGGGTGACACGGGCTTGCGCCCGGTCGATGGTGATGCACCTCTCTGCCCACTGCATGGCGGTGGGCAGGGCATCAAAACCACTTGTTGATACTGAGACAAGCCCGCGCGCTGCGCGCGCTTCTGCGGCCTCACCGCGGGCCGCGAATTCACGCGCCGAGAACGCACGAAGCGCCTCGACCGATGCGACGCGCGCAGCATCGACAGAAGCCTGATGCGCGCCGAAGAAAGAGTGATGGCCGAGCGAATCGAACGCAGGGCCTGCATCGGGCTTGATCGGGCCGACGAGGTAGCTCATGCGCATGCCCTCGCGACTTCGACCAACCAGGTTGCGAACGGAGCTGGCGTGCGCTCGCGCTCAGGACGGCCCATGCGCTCGACCGTCGTGGTCGTGGGCGCATCAGCCAGGTACGGAATCGACGGCAACGGACCGACGATGTACAGCAGCGACTTCTTCGGCGCACGATGGCCCCACCAGCTCTGCAGCACTGGCACGAGCACGCCGCCATGATGGTCACGCATGCCGAAGCCGAGACAGCCGGACGCGGCCCAGAGCTTCGACGCATATGGATGCTCAAGCACCCCGCCGTTTTCACGGACCATGCGCATCGCCCAGATCGCCAGCTCACGCTCGCCGTCTCGGGGTTTCGCGAAGTGCGCGAGCTGGCCCCACGACCGGCACGGCGGATGAAAGATGCCAGGGCAACCACCCTGCCAGGTCAACGCATCACGGTCGAAGTCGTAGCAGTCCACGCCGAGTTCGGCGTAGTGATTGACCTTGCGAACGAAGAGAGCAGCAACAGGTGTCACAGCGTGGCCTCAATCAGTGATGCGGCCAGCACACGCACGTTGCGCGCGATGACTTCTTCGTAAGGGGAAAGGCAACGCAGCTCGCCTCCGTCGCGGGCTTCGAGCCAGTAACGGAGGCGGAGGAAGTTGCGGGCCTGCGAGCTCATGCGTGCTCGCGGAAGAAGCGGCGCACATCGACCACGAGGTAGACGACGCAGGCCACCGAGACGAGAACGTCAGCCACGAACGGGATAACAGCGAAGATGGGCGCGCTGTTCATGCCCGCCGCCTCTGAACACGACCCATCACACCCGCGTCGCTACGGGCGATAGACCAACGGCACGAATGAGCAGCGACGCACAACCACTGTCCAACAGGCTCAGTGAAAAAGACCTGCCGCCACAGGTAGCTGTGTGCATCGGAGCGCGGCGCGAAGGTCATGCCCTCGCCGGGCTTACGGTCGATAGCGGTGATCACAGCGACTGCCCTCCCATGGGCACGCCGCGTTGCGTGTACGTCAGGTCAATGGCGGTCACACCATCGTCCACGGTCGCTTCGATGCTCAGACCGTCATAGCCGTCCTCGACTGCCGCCTTGAACGCCGCTTCGACAGCAGCGGACAAGAGGGCAAGCCGAGCGGCATGCAGCGCGTCAGGCGTGACGGCCATGACTTAGCCCTGCGACGACTTCGGGGCGGGCTTGATGGGCACGAGGCGCGGGGAAATCGCCAGGTTGCCGGTGCGGTCCACGTAGAGGCTGTTCGGAGCCAGCGTGTAGTCGCCCACCGGGTGGAACAGCGCGGCGCCGTCCTTGTCCTTTTCGAGAATGATCTCGGTCTTGGTGGGGTACGGGTCAGGGTTGCCCTGACGGTCTGCGAGGTGCAGCCACACGGTCTGAAAGTTCAGGCTGTAGGCCTTGCCGGTGGCTTTTGCGTTGCCGCTTTGGTTGCGGACATCGGTCGACGTTACCGAGATACGGATCATTGAAAGCTCCTTGTTGCGTTAGTCACATCGGCTAACGCGTCGGAGCCTATCTTTAGTCACTTCGGATAACAAGCGCAGCGTACACTTTCCTCACCCTGCGTAACGGTTATGCAACATGAGGAAATTACTTCTATGCAAACAACAATGAATCTGCTAGCGGACGCCGAAAAGGTGCGCGATCTGTCCGCATGGGCCGAAAAGCTCGGGCTCTCCAAGCGCGTCCTCTACACCTCGAAGTACCGCGAGCACCTGAGCCCAGCAGTGGCAGGCGCGCTGGCAGAAGAACTCGGCAAGAACCCCCAAGAGTGGATCGTGGTGGCCGCGCTGGAGTCGGAACGCGATAGCGCGTGCAAAACCCGCATGATCAAGAAGATGGGCAAGGTTTTGATGTTGTAA